AGGGTAGCGGCAACGAAGGAGCGAGCGCATGGCGACCGGACTGCTTGAACTGCCGCAAGATCAATTCATGGGCGCGCTCAACGAACTTGGCATCGTTGGCGCGCAGCGCGATGACTTGATCCGGCAGAAGCGCAATCAGGATAGCATCTTCGGTGGTTTGTTTAACTACTTCGCACCACAGCCCGGCATGAAGCGCGCCAATATTCTGCCAATGATGCGCCCGGAAGGCATGAGCGGGCTTGAGGCAATCACATCGGGGCAGGCACAGTTCGCGCTGCCGGGTATGTTCACGGGCGCGCTGACCGGGGTGGCGCAGGCCGCTGACGCGCCTCGGGCGGCGTATGCCGGCCAGATCCCGATGCAGGACATGGCCAGCGAGGCTGGAAACGTAGCTGGCGCGCTAACGCTTGGCGGGGCCGGCGCGGCTGGACGCAACGTGTTTGACTACGATCCGACTATGGTCGCGGCGGGCGTGCCACGCATCAACAAGGAACTCCTTGACCCGATTGGATATCAGAACACGAAAATGCGGGATTATCTGTCGAACACGCAACTCGACACAGTTGACACTGGGGTAAACCTGCCGCGCACGCCAATATCGTGGGAAGACATGTTGGGCCGCTTGGTCATGCCGTTCTACGGAGACAGAACCAGCGGCGGGGCGCTCCTTAGCGGCATTGATGACATCAAGTTTGACCAGCCAGTTCTGACCGAGGCTGGATTAGACTTCATGCGTGGCCCCGCAGCGCAGGCTGACAATGCGGTATGGGCATCGAATAACAACATCGTCACACGCATCGTCAACGAGGCAGAGGCCGCGCGCAAGAAATACGGCGAAGGCGATATTTTCGGCATGACCGGAACAATGGCCCCAGACGCTAACGATTTTGCCACGTTTACTGCCGAAACCATGGCAGAAATGGTCAATAAATCTCCGATCAATGCTTCTGACGCGAACAGCTTTAACGCAAAAATGCTTGAAATAGACCCCAATTTCGTTGGCATTGGATCTCCGATGCTAAGGCAGTGGGCTAAAGATACAACATCTCCTAACCGAAAATATTTTATCCGCCTGATGGACAGCGCCCCCATGCAAGCTGCCGGCTTCCCTAGCCCAGGGCAGGTTCGTTATGGCGTGACAGATCCGACGCAGCGGGACATGCCGGCAGGGATGTTCGGGCTTGGTGTAAGTAAACTTGACGAAGTTTCTCCAATCCTTAGAAACACTCCGAAGGGCAACGCACCGGCGGCATCCGTGCCGCACTCGACCTATAACACGCAGATCACTGGTAATTATACGGGGTCGCTGCCGCCGGTTCCGCAGGGCCTTATCTACAAGGAAATCTATGACGCGATGGAAGGGAAGACCACGAAGACAGGTCAGCCCTTAAACGAAGCCCACAAGACGCACGCGATCAAGACCATCATGCCGGTTGTCCCGATGACCGAGCCAAAAATTGAAGGTATCCTCAATTATCTTGCGAGGACGGCAAGATGATCGGCTCCGCGTCATCAATCTCTAACGCTTCGCAGACCACTGCGTCCAAAAGGCTGAGCGCCTCGTCGCCCATCCCTAAGTCCTTAGCCTTGAGCACGATAATCAAGCGTGCCAAACTTACATCAAAGTCCAATGGCGCATCCTCCGCTTTGGTCTACCTGGTCACCGGCATAATGCCAGAAAAGTTAAGGTTTTGCCAATGAAAAAGCCAACCAAAGCCGACTCCAAAGTCTCCAAGGTCATGTCAGAGTTCAAAAAGGGCACGCTGCACGCCGGCGTTGACCCGAAGGGACCAAAGAAGGCGCCGATCGTCAAGTCACGCAAGCAGGCTGTCGCCATCGCGCTGAGCCAGGCAGGAAAGGCGAAGAAGAAATGAAGGAACTCGTCAAGGAAATCTATGACGAAACTCCGCGCATTGTCGGGCCCGCTGACAACGAGCGCAACACCAAGGCGACCATCCGCAACTGGAAGCTTGGCCCGTCTGTGCCCAGCGAAAAGCCTGGCGCGAACAAGGCGTATTGGGCTGACATGGCCGACATTTGGGATATCGATGAGGCCGAAGCCCGCCGCCAGATGTGCGCCAATTGCGAATACTACAACAATACGCCGGAAATGATGGAAGCGATGGACCGCATCCCGTTCAACCAGTTTGACGAGGGTGCCGGCGGACGCGGATACTGCCATCGATTTGAGTTTATCTGCCACAACCTGCGGTCCTGCATTGCGTGGGAGCGCAAGGACTACGAGATGGAAGAAGATTGATGAAAACCCCGGCCTGGCAGCGCGCTGAGGGCAAGTCCAAGTCCGGCGGCCTGAACGCCAAGGGGCGTGCGTCCGCAAAGGCCGAGGGCATGAACCTGAAGCCGCCGGTGAAAGCCGGCGACAACCCGCGCCGCGCATCCTTCCTCGCCCGCATGGGCGGCATGCCGGGGCCGGAGAAGGACGAAAAGGGCGAACCCACGCGCCTGCTGAAATCTCTGCAGGCGTGGGGTGCGTCCAGCAAGTCCGACGCGAAGGCTAAAGCCAAGGCCATTTCGGCCCGCAATGAGGCGAAGAAGAAATGAGCATCACCAACTTCGGCACGCTGAAGACGGCCATCGCGGACACTCTGAACAGGGACGACCTAGCTTCGGTCATCCCGCAGTTCGTGTCGCTGGCCCAGGCGCAGTTCAATCGCAAGATTCGCTCGCACCGCCAGATCACGCGGGGCAGCCTGACGATCAACACGCAGTTCGAGGCCCTGCCGGCCGATTGGCTGGAGACAATCCGCATCACGATGGACGCCAATCCGATCCGGGTGCTGACCCAGATCAGCATGGACGACTTGACGCGGTATCGCACGGCCATCGACAACACGACGGACGCGCCCGTTTACTTCGCCCACAACGGGACCGACATTGAGTTGTTCCCGACGCCCAGCACGTCCTACACGGGCGAGATTACCTATTACGCTAAGGTCACGGCGCTGTCGGCGGACGGGGACACCAACTGGCTGCTCACCAACAATCCGGATGTTTATCTTTACGGATCGCTAATACATAGCGCCCCATACTTGCGCGAGGACCCTCGGCTCGCGGTGTGGGCCGGACTGCTGGCCCAAGCGATGGACGAAATCGAAAATGAAACCGCTGCGGCCCGGTTCGGATCGCCCTTGCGGATGAGGATGCGTTAAAAATGGCCGACACAACCACAACGACGTATGGGCTTACCAAGCCAGAGGTTGGAGCCTCTGCCGACACCTGGGGAGGTAAAATAAATACCAACCTCGACAGCCTCGACGACCTGCTCGACGGCACGACCGCGATCAAGCCGAACCTGTCGGAGGGCTTGTGGAAGGTCGGCGGGACTGCGGTGACGGCCAACGTCCGCCAGTTGAACAGTTCCTCTGAAGACGTGAACTCCGAGAACCGGATTATCAACGGTGATTTCGGGGTGTGGCAGCGTGGGACGAGTTTTACAGCGGCGGGCTATACGGCAGACCGCTGGCGCTTTGATAGGGTGGGCGGCTCATCCACAGTAGACAGCGTTGATGAAACCCTCGGTGTACTGCTTGGAAGCACAAATCCAAGATCCTTTGCGAGGCTAGGCGTATCCGGCCAGACGTTGGCGTCGCATTTGGCATACTTTGAGCAGCCGATAGAAGATGTGCGTTCTTATTCAGGCCAGACCGTCACAGTTTTGGGCTGGGCGCTAAAGGACTCCTTTAAGGTTTCTGCGCAAAGGCGTCTTCCAGTCGTCCTCGACGGGCCGATAGCCGACAAACAGATACCGAGCACTGTCGGCGCAGTGCGAGTTATGGTCGTGCCTGGGCCGTGATCGCCACGTCTTGGACCGCTCGTCCCAGTCGCGCTGATACTGCCGCAGCGCCTCGGCGAACCGGATCAACTTGCTGTCGATGAACGTGCGCGCCAGCCCGTTGCGCACAGCCTGAATGCCGTCCTCAATCGGTATGTTAGGGGCGATGATGATGTTGCGCAGCCCGAGCCCTTCCAGCGTCTCAACACGGGACAGACCGCTGCCCAGTTCGCGCACACGGGCATCGTGCGGCAGGACGTGGGTCAGGTAGGTGTAAGGCTTCTCGGACATCAGGCGGGCGTAATGGGCCAGCCCGTGGCCGCTGTCCTCGATGTGGTCGATGATGCGCACCTCGTTGCCGACGAACTGCGCGAAGATGATCGAGGTGGAGTCGTCCATGCCCAGGTCCCAGGCCGTCACAACGCCAACCTGCGGCTCCGGGATGATGTTCCTGATCCGACCGTCGGCGGTCAGTTGCTTCATTTCCTTGCCGTAGTAGGCCCCTATGATGGCCGCCTCGAAGCTGCACTCGAACTCTTGGTCGTAGCGATCCGGGCCGATGGTCTTCAGCGCGTCGTTCAGTTCGATCTGCGGAATGACGAGCGTCTCTGATGCCGGCAGGACAAGCGTGAACCAGTTATCGTCGCGCGTGGCCTTGTCGTAGATTTCCCAGAACTCGTTTTTGCCCTTCGGTGTGCCGATGAACGTGGCACGACCCTGCCGATCGGCCAGCGCGGGGCGGATGACGGTCGGCCAGGCGTTCGCCGGGAAGTCTGCGGGCTCGTCCAGCACAACGTCATCGAAATACAGGCCGCGCATCGAATCGTAGTTGTCAGCGCCAAACAGGCGCAAGCGCGCGCCATTCGGGAAATCGGCCCGCAGTTCGCTTTCGTTGTAGGACATGCCAGGGATCGGCGCGGTGAACTGCTTGATGTAGTCCCAGCTAATCGCCTTGGCCTGATTGTAGTACGGCGCGATGTACCCGCATCGCACGTTCTCGCGTGGCGTTGTGATGGCAGCCCGGATCAGGTCATTGATCGCGCCCACGGTCTTCCCGAACCGGCGATGGGCCACAATGCAGGCAAACCGCTCCTTCCGATCATGGAACGGCTGAAGCTGCTTGCGCGGCGCGTAAGGGATTTCAATTGTCGGCATTTTTCCAGTGGATGGTCAGCGGGCCATCGTTGCTGGTCAGGTTGACATCCTGCTTTTCACGCCAGCCTGCACGGGTTTTCATCCAGAACATGGCTGCGGCCTTGCAATCGCCGTGCGTTGCGCCCTTGGCAATCGCCTGCCCGCTGGCAAGGCTGAACAGATATTTGCCAACTGTGGCGTTAGCCTTTATGGCCGAAACGTTCAGTTCCGTTTCGTAATGCTTGCGCAAGGTGACGTGCGAAACCCCGATGTAGGTGCCGATGTCCTCTTGCGTCATGCCAAAGGACGCAAGCGCCCTTACCT